TATATTCGCTAATCTGAGACTAGTAGTTCAAGATGCAGTAGTCCATTCCAACTGAAATCACTAACTCCGTAGGATCTGTAGTCGACCAATCGTAGTTTCCAAAAGTTGCTTCTTTGATGAAAGCTCGTTTGATAATCCACTCGGAAACAATGTCTCCAACTGGTCCGATGATAGATAAGTTCAAGTCTTTCTTATAAAAGTCAGAGTAACCATCACGTCCTGTTACAGACTCATGATGTAATCTTACCCACTCCATTACAGCTTGTTGGCCTGATGGAGAAATTGGGTTGTATAATGACAAACTCATATCTCTCCACTCAGCTTTACCTTTTAACTTACGGTAAACGTTGATATGGTCTAATTTGATCTCATTTAAAGTAACGCCAGGAGCGTCTGCTTTTTTGATCATATATGAAGGAATGCCGTCTATGTACATTACGAACCTGTTAGAAACTGTGGGTTCGAACGACGTAAACATAATCTCATTTGGGTCTAATACTGGCATTTTTGGTTGTATTTAGTATAAATATTACTTTACTTATTTTTTCTTCTCGTCTGCTTTTTTCTTGTCAGCAGCTTTTTTGTCGGCAACCTTCTTAGCTTCAGCTTCTTTCTTTTTCTTTTCGTCAGCTTTTTTCTTGTCTTCAGCAACTTTTTTAGGGTCTACTTTCTTAGCTTCGTTCATAGCCTGTGCGCCTTTTCTAGCGTATTTTGTTTGTAACCATTGAGAAATTTGACCAAGGTCTACTGCAGATTTTTTAAGCAATTCTCTTTGTTGAGGATCCTTTTCTACGTTTATTTCTTGCATTATCATTTTAAGCGCTCTGTTAACAGCCTCAATTGTTTCTGCATCCATTCCTCTTCGGTTGTCCTCTTTTACAGGAGTTTCAGCTTCTTCTTTGATTATTAACTTAGCCTTTACACTCTCGTATAAATGCGCTGGTACTTTAATTCTAATGATTGTATTATCGTTCATTTTCTGTTTTGTTTGATATTATTGGCCAAATGTTGTTCCAGTTGGTAAAATGTTGAAATCTAATTGGATAAACTCCGCAGTCTTAGTTGGTTGTAAGTAGATAGTACCAACCAATTGGTTTCTATCAACCACATCAGGAGTGTTATTAGTTTCGTCCATTACGACTTGGAATGCATACAAACCTTGTCTTTGTTGAACTGACTCTAAATAAGGATTAACTTGGTTAATGAATTTATTACGAGTTACTTGAGTATTAGGTTCGAATATAAGACCTTCACCGATTTGACCAATGTAACTCTTAAGAGCGATCAATAATCTTCTTACGTTTACTCTATCCAAAGCAGACGCTTTCTTTTGTAAAGTTTTTTGACCGTAGATAACTGTGCCTGCGCCTGGGAAGGTTGCAATTGGGTTAACTGATCCTTGATATAATCTGTCTCTGTCCGAAGAAGTTAATTTTCTTTCTGGTTGTAAAACTGTTGAAAGAGATCCTCTATTTAAACCTGCTGGAGCGAACCATTCTGCAGAAACTTTATCGTTGTATTCGTAAGCAGCTGGAACAATTGTTGAAGCTGGAACGAAATTAACTTTACCAGTTTCTCTTGACTTCAATTGTACCCAAGGCCAATAAGTAGCTGCGTAAGAGTTATCAAAAGCAACCGCTTCGCCTAAAACTGTAGGAATAGATTGACCGTAACCAACCATATCAATAACTGCGATAGCGTCTCCACGAGTTTGAACCGTGTTAACTAAACTGTTAATTTCACTTGAAGCGTTAAGAGAGGTTAAACCTGGTGCGTAGAGCACATTATATTTGTATGCGTCCTTATTTCCCAATAAATTGATCGCTGTATCGTAGTCAGGAGCGTAAACGCCTTGAATGTTTAAAGGATTTGTTGGACTTGTTAAGGAGTAATTTGATGTTGAATTAGGAATGCTTTCGAAGAAGTTAACTTTTTCTACTCCGAAAGAACCGAAGATAGCACCGGTAGCTGTACCAAAAGATCCGTTGTTAGAACCAGATCCGATCTTAGGAATTGAACCAGTGTACTGAGTTTGTGCTTGACCGTATTGGTTCAAATAGCTAGGAGTTGGAGTATTAACTGTTTTAACTCTTACGTACTTGCTCTTGTTTTGATAAGAACCAGTTAATTGTAAGTAAGCGTTATCCAAATCGTCTGTAGCAACTGTGTAAGCTTGATCTCCAATAACGTAAGCTACATAGTTGTTTTGATTAGGATCTAATGACAAACCGTTCCATGTTTCAAGAACTGTCTTGTTGTTTTGGTAGTCATCACCACGTCTAATGATCAAGTTGAATAAACCAGATCCTGTATCGTTTGAAGTAATCTCCCAACGAACGTTAGCAGAAGATCCTGAAACTAAAGCTCCGTTTACAGCGCTAGAAGATAAAGACAATATGTTATTGTTCATTATCGTACCAGCTGAAAGAGTTTCAAGAACTAAAGCGGTATTGTTTGCTATGTTTACGATACTAGCTGTTGCTGGAGTGTAAGAACCAGTAACGATTCTTGTCACTAACAAAGATTGACCACCTTGCTCAAAATAGTTCAAAGCTGCCATGCTAGTTAAGTACTCGTAAGATGCTCCTCCGGAAACGAAGTTTGCACCGAACAATGCCTTGTACTGTGAATATGTGGTAACTAAAGTAGGTATGTTTACTGGACCAGTTACAGTTGGACCCAATAAAGCAGCGCCTGCTGCTACTGGTCCCTGTGTTATCTGAGATAAGTCGTTCTCTTGTACGAATACTCCTGGGCTAATTAGTGTTTCGGCCATTTATGCGGTTTTTTTCTAGTAATAAATATCGATACTTAGTTCAAAACACTTTAGTTCAATTCGCCGGTCTCTATATTTACAGAAACGTTTCCATACTTTGATCTCAATTCTTCAAAAATTTGAGTCTCTGTATTTTTAATGCGTTCTACAATTTTCTTTTGCTTTTCAATCTCCAGCTCTAAAGAAACCTTTTGGTAAGTCAACTCTCCAAGGGTCGAAGCTACTTCCAAAGCGTCCTGTTTTAATAAGTTTAGTCTTTGAAGTTCGTCGTCCGTTATTTTTGTCATAACTTTGTTTGATATAAATATGTAATAAAAAAGCCCACCTAAAGATGGGCTCAGAGAGATTGTTGTGCTTTACTCTTGTACTCTTACTAATTTATAGAAAGTAGTATAAGTGTTTGGACTAACAACAGTTTCGAAATCGGACAAGTTGAACTCTTTGTGTTCTAGTTCTCTTTCTTCCATTAAAACTGAGTTAAATTCGTTTTGGAATTCTACGAACTTTGGATTGATTTCGCTTGAAATTACTTCTCCTTCTTCGTTAGTTTGATTGATGTATCTGGTCATTAAAAAATTCCCTTCCTCATCTTCTTTGCCGTACTTTCTAACTAATTCTTGCTTTATTGATTCGCAGGTTGCTTTTTCAGTGGCTACCTTTTTTGCAATATCGATTAGCCAGTACTTTGTGGACATTTTAATCGACTCTGATAAAAGGTTGGATAATTCCAAGTCCAACTCGTAAAAATCGTAAAGCTTAAGGGATGTTTTTTGCATTCTTATTTAGATTTTTTTGTTGCTGACTTCTTTGCCGGAGCTTTTTTAGCTACTTCTTTTGCTTTTTTGATAGTCTCGTTCTTAGGAGCCAATTCAGCAGCTTTTTCAACTACTTCTTTAACTTCTTCAATTGCTGGAGCTACTGCTTCTTCAACTTGATTTACTAATTTAGAGATCTTTGATCTGTTTAATAAGATAGCAACTGCTACAGCTACTACTACGATGATGATTCCGAATAACATGTTGTTTTAGTTTTTGTTTATAAATATAAATATACGCTTTTTTTCAAAAAATCGACTCTAGTCCTTTAGACCAAACTTGATCCATTTGTACCAAATTCTTTCGTGTAAGTAATACTGTATTGGTTTGTACACCAATTCTGCTATTCCAAATGCGGCGCCTATTTTCACAGATCCCGTTACTGCCCACATGATTCCAAATCCTATTACTGTGCTGACTACTCTATAGCTAATTGTTTTGGCGATGTGCCTCTTCTTTTGTACCGTCATAAACCTTCGTTTCGTGTTAAATTAATGCCAACCGCTCTATCCGCTTCTGGCGCTTGTGGGTCCCTATCATTAATAATATATCTTGTGCCTCGACCAATGCCCATTACCAATTGATGGTATTTAACTCCAATTTTTTCTAATTCTTGTTTTGTAAATAGTTCAAGTTCTGATGGTCGTGCGGTTGTAATTACTATATGAGCGCCATTATCGTGTTCGTTATTTACTTTATCTATAACACTTTGTATCGGTGATGGTGGTACCTCATTTATTTCAGTAAATTTTCTATACTTAATTAGCGTACCGTCTATATCTACAAAGTAAGTTGGATGTTTTATCATAATTTGCCCTCAGCTTTCATTTGTTCTCTGATCTTGGTCGCAGATATGTCGCTAATTTCTTGAGGCGGTACGTGTTCTACAATATCGTAACCAACACCACGACCAAATTCAACTGAGCATATATCTGGAATAGAGATTACTCTTAATTTTCCAGCGGATACTTCTTCTTGCATTTCGTTTGCGATGTTCAACATGATATCGTTGACCGAAAATGGATTTTTTTCGTTTACTTCTACTTCTCTAATAGCTACGCAGACTTTACCGCCTTCGTTTATGACCTGTCTAAATAACTCTTTGTGCCCGGTATGAAGTGGCTGCCAACGACCTATAAATAATGACCATTGACTGGCTTTTCTTTCTAACGAACTCTTAACGTGTAATTTTTTCTCCCACATACTCATATATTTTTGTTACGCATTCTTCTATTGATATTTTAGAAGTATCTAAATGTAACACTTTTTCTTCAATTGGTTGTTCAAAATCTTTTACGTGGAAAGCTTCTCTACCCCTTTCTCCCTCGTAAGTCAAGTAAATCCAAGCTACGTTGTTATCCAGATCGTTTAAATAGTCTCTGGCCTCTTTGTAAGGATACACCAAAGAAAGTACTATGTTGCTTCCATGACGATGCAGGTAGTGCGCGATATCGCTGGCCCTGTTTAAATTTCTTATTCTGCCCTCTTTACTATAATCCTTGTTGGCAAATAACTCTCTTAGCTCGTCTCCGTCTATGGTACGAGAAGATGGAAACTGTTTAGCGAGCGTAGTCTTACCACTGTGCGGTTGTCCAAATAAAACTATTATCATTGTTTGTCTATGCTTTTAAATACGTCGTTAATATCGAACATTTCTGTTACGTCCATGTAAGGACATTCGTGAGCCACGCCTTCAAAAGAATAGTCGAATATGTAAGAATCAATCATTTTTACATTACCTTTTGGAGGTTTCGCTGTAATATTCAAGTGCGAATCGTATCCAAAGTTCTTAGGCGTTGTACCGACCCATAGCACTGTTGATTTTAAATTCATAGCCGCTGCTGCGTGTTGTAAGCTAGAATCGATAAGAACTCGTTTATCTGATAATGCTAAGATTGAGAATAGTTCATGATTTGTCATTGATTGATTTACAAACTCAACTCCTTGCACCGAATGTCTTACGTCTCTACCCACTTGGATAATGTGATATCGACTAGAATATTTTTCTACCAGCGCTTGAACTATTCCGTACGGCATATCTCTAGTCCAAGAGTACAAAGTGTCTTGCTGCAAAGGACCTCCATTGGAGTGAATCACCATGACAGGTCTATCGCGCTTCCAATTATACATTATGTCCTTCTGTATCATATTGGGATAAAGAACGGGAACCTGCTTCTTGTATTCTACGCCTAATAAGTCACACCAGTTTTCAATTAGGTGCTTCTTCTTCATGATATGATCCGACTGAAAGTAAGGTTCGTGTTTAAATACTATTGTATCTTTGTCTTTAATGTAATCGTCGTAGAAGTAAGACACCATTCCCACTCTATACACTCTGTGAATATCTGGGTGGTTCAAGAATACTTCTGGATACGATACCACAAGTATTAACTTTCTATCTTTGTACTTTTGTTTTACGGCAGATACTAGAGCGGTAGCCGCTACATTTTTTCCTAGGCCTCCTTCAATATGCCATACGACATACTTGGTGCTATTGTTTGATTTATCTTCCAAAACTGCTAATTTTTCTTCTTTTATTAGATCGACTTCTGTTTTATAACCTACATTCATTTATTTTATATTTGATATCCAAAATCATTAAAAAACCATCTGTAACTATCTTCTATTATCTTACAAGCATTAGGTCCTAATACCTCTAGAAAATCGTTTTTAACTGGTTTTAATTTGCCTCTAATAACATGATCTCCAAAAATACCGTACCACTTATCGTCTTCGCGAGTAATTTGTTCGATATTATCAAAATCGTGTTGATAGAAAGGTATCTCTAGATACTCGTATACTCTTTTCATTTGTGTATTCGGATCCAAGCAGAGCTCTTCAAACTTAATAAATAAAATGTTAGTGTGTAGTCCCTGTACTAGGACTTGATACAATCGATCCATGGCAGGACCAATAGGTGGGTTATTGGACCAAACTGACATTCTCTTGTCTGTGGTTGTTCCAGTTAGATTTCCCCAATTTGCAATGTGATGTTCTACTAATGGGTTTTGTCTGTATTTCTTTTCAAGAGAAGAATAGATCGATCTAATATCTCTAACCATACAAATCATCTTGGGATTGGGATCGAATGCATTAACAAAACCCCATTCTGAACTCCAGCCTCGGCATTTATCGATCACGTAAGGCTTGTCTGTAAGCGGTTCGTAGAAACCGTACAAACCATTTTTTAGAAACGATTTAAAGCCAGTTTCCATCGTAGCGCTGTCTTGAGCTTTAAACTCCAAACCGTCGGTGTAGATGGTTCTGCAGGCCGCTAACATTTCATATACCCCCGAAGTGGGGGTAGTATGAATGTCGGGGTTTTGGCCCAATATATTTTGAATTAGTGTAGATCCAGCTCTAGGCAAAGAGCTATTGTAGAATATTTTTTTTGGCATAACGCTATTTTTCGAAACTTTTTAATTAAAATGCTGACTGGCTTACTACTAGAAGTTATAGCTACTGTAGCTACCTGAAACAACTTCTGTAACAGTTGTGCCTTGTTCAGCAGCAATTGCGTCCAAGATAACTGCATCGTTTTCTCCCCAAGTAGTAATGGTTGATCCTGAAAGAATCACGTTGTCTTGGTGTACTGCATTAAATTTAACTACGCTACCGCTTTCAAATTCGCAGTTACCGTAAGATACGCGAAAATTAACTTGGTTAGCTCCTAATGCGTAGTTGTTTGCTACCGCTGTCATATAAGAACCGGTTACGAATTCTGGAGACGGGTTGAAAAGAGTGTCTTGAGTTGCTAAGCTAAGAACTGGGCTGATTTTACCGAAGATCATATTATTTTATTTTTTGTTTGTGTAGTAATAAATATCAAAACTTTTTAAAGAGAATATCCATTTGAAAAATTAGGCCGTTGTACAAATGAGGAAATCTGTGGTATTCTAGTATGTCCAAAATACAAAATCCGTATTCTCTCATTTTGTCCACTATTTCTCCCACCAAAGGCGCTCCCTGATTGTATTCTACTAAAGAGGCTTCTATCAATACAAAATCCGTATTTTTTATTGTTTTCTCTCCTCCTTTGAGTATGTCCAATTCCGATCCCTGAACGTCAAGCTTGATTAGGTCTATGGGCTGCCCGTTGAAATAATCGCAACTGTCCAAGGTCTTTGTTGGTACGTTTTGAAGTTCGAACTTTCCGTCCTCGTACCACTCGGTATTTTCTCTGTATAAAGAGGCTCCTGTGCCTATCGGATTCAGCTTTTCTACGTACAGTTCAGCGAATCCAGTTTTATCAGAAAGCGCTACTATTTCGTAAGGCTTTCCTAGAAGTCTCAAATACGGTTCGCAATTTTTGTTCGCTTCTACCATCACTACTTTGCACTCTGGGAAGCGATGGTATACTTGCTTGGTAAAATTGCCAACGTGAGCTCCGATGTCTATTGCGCGCTTTGGCTCAACGTGTCTAAAAAGTTTGTCCATTCCTTTATTCTTTCGTTCCAACTCCATCTTGGAGCGTAAACTTGTTTTTGTAATTCTAGGTGAGCGTCCAATTCTCCACTTTTTAATTTATTTATTTCCTCTCCAAGTAGCTTTGCAAATGCTTCGGCGTGCTTGCTTTTGTCCATTAAATAGGGGTACAATCTTGACCAACCTTCAGTAGTTTCAGGGAGCGCTCCCAACGCTGATGTAATGACTCTCAGACCAGCTGATAGAGCTTCTATGACAGAAATACAAGAGGTCTCTTCGAACGTGTTGGGATAAGCCAGAATATCGAATGTGGGTAATTCTGCTCTTAACTGTTCGTTGGATACGGAGCTTCTATAAACCACGTTCGGTAAACTCTCGCACTTGTCGTAAAGTTCTTGGTAATTTCCTTCCGAAGAGATAGCGAAGTCCTTACCGTATATTTTTGTACTTGAGAAAACGTGAAGCTCGCAGTCCTGTGGTTGTAGAGTTTCCCAAGCTTGTAACAAAACGTCCAATCCTCTCCAAGGCGTAGAAGTGTAGCACAGCTTTATTTTGTCTCGCTTTAAGGCTGGTCTCTGTTCGACTCCAATACAAGCGTTTTTGATGACCGTTGTTTTGTAGCCAGGAATATTGAAAAGCTGTCTAAATTTTTCTGCTTGCCAGTGACTAACGAAAACGAACTGGTCTATTTGATCTATTACGTTTTGATTGTTTAATGCCTGCACAGCCGATTGATCGTAGGAAAGCTGATTCCAGTAAACTAGTTTTTTTGTAGTATCTGCCTGAGGTAAGTAATTGAATATAGAGTACTTTTCTAGGTAGGATTCAGGCAGTCTTCTAAGTAGCTCTTGATGCATCAACTCTGTGCCTCCCATTGGTTTATCAAGCATATCCGTTCTTTTCTATAAATTTGGCAAAATTGCCCTTGAATTTTTTTGTTCCTATGTGATTAATGGTGATAGTGGGGTCCAACCATATTTTATATCCCAAGCCTTTCCACTTGTTCGCTATGACGTAGTCCTCTGAAATAAGATCTCCATTTTCCACCTTTATGTCGCATATCATTCTGTGCTCTTCCCCTTCGCTGGTGTAAGGCTCCGAAATTTCCCACAGCTTTTCTAATGCAAATCTTGATACTTTCATGAATCCAGTACCAACTCCGTCGACCTCTATAATTTTTTTATCTTGGGACCACTTAAGTTCTTTATTTAGCAATTTCACGGTGTAGGATTCTTTGTCGGATTTTTTGATCAAAGCGCCTCCCACTATCGGTTCGGGTCTGTTCAACAAATCAAAGAACCACTGTGGCTCCCATTCGCAATCTGAATCTATAAAAAATAAATCGTCGTACCCGCCGGCCAAAGCAAGACGGAATAGGCTATTTCTGGCCCTTTGTACTAGAGAATCGTAAGAAGTGTAAATGGCATGGACGTGAATGCCCTGCTTTTCTGCTATTTTTACCGTTGATATTAATGAATTTGCAAACCATACGTCTATTCTTCCATCGTAGGACGGCGTGCCTATTAGAACTCTTCTCATAACCTTAATATAATGTTTTTCTGATTACTTATACAATCTTTGTTTCAAGTGCCGCTACTCTTTGTTCAAGCTCTTGTATTGCCTTTATCATTGGAGCGATTAGTTCTTCGTAAGTTACTCTGTATGCGTCCTTATCTTCGTCGTGTCCAAGACCATCGAATCTAACGTCTAATTCATCAAGTACTAATTTCAAGTCTTGAGCGATTAAACCGTAGTGCTCTTTAGTTCCTGCTAAGTTACCATCTTTTTCGCCGTAAGTGTATTTACATTCTCTTACGTAAGTGTCTCTATGATCCCAATTGAAAGCAACAGGTCTCAATTTTTTAATTAAGTCAAGACCCATTTTAGATGGTAAAGATTTAATGTTGGTCTTGTCTCGAAGATCAGAAACAGTAGACCAAGCTGCATATACGCAGTTGCAAACGTTGTTTCCACTATTGCCCCAAACTGTGTGGTTTGCTGTATTACTTGGGTTTGCTCCTTGTCCTACAGCTATAACGTTATTTACTGTAATAGAACATCCTGCTGCTTGACCAACTGCTGTTAAACAACATTGTGTAGTTCCGTTTCTATTAGCTTGGTGTCCTATTACAACGTTATAACACCCTGAAGTCATTGTGCAAGCTGCTACTTCACCGATTACTATATTTGCAGCACCTGTATTCATAGCACGTCCTGCATTAGATCCTATCCCAACATTATTACCACCAGATGTAATATTAAATAGGGCATTGTTACCTAAAGCTGTATTGCCTCCGGCATTAGCACATTTTAAAGCTTCGTGACCAACTGCTGTATTAAAGCAACCATTATTTTTATATAATGCTTGCGCTCCTATAGCTATATTTGCTCCACCACTTGCATTATAAAGCATTGATTGAACACCAATCGATATATTAGCTTGCCCTATAGTGTTACCACATAATGCTCTCCATCCTACTGCTACGTTGGAAGTTCCTGTTGTATTTGCAGCTAACGCTACAGTTCCTAAAGCAGTATTGTATGTACCAGTAGTATTACTTCTTAATGCACAGAATCCGACTGCTGTGTTGTTTGATGCTTGATTTAAATATAAAGTCTGTGAACCAACAGCTACGTTGTTTGCGCCTGTACTATTAGTTAACAGAGCCGTACTACCAATACCTACGTTATGGCTTGCTGTAGTGTTATCTCTTAAAGCTAATCTACCTACTGCTGTGTTTTGGGTTCCTATTGAATTACCTAATAATGAACATAAACCTAAAGCTGTGTTGTATACTCCTATTGTATTAGAAATTAAAGATTGATATCCAACAGCTGTATTGCTAGCGCCGGTAGTATTACTTCTTAATGCACCAGAACCTATTGCTGTGTTATTTGATCCTGTATTCGAAATTAATGCACACCATCCAAAAGCACTATTATCATTTCCTGTTAGATTATTTCTTAATGCACATAATCCAAAAGCGGAGTTACGTGTACCTGTAGTATTAAGTGTCATAGCAATAGCACCTACAGCTGTATTGTCTGCAGCTACGTTTGCTCTTAAAGTATCTGTACCTACAGCAACTAGTCCTGTATTTGTTGTGTTTAAACATAAAGCAGCGTCTCCAATACCAACGTTTGAGTTAGCTGTAGTATTACCTTGCATTGCTCTAAAACCAATAGCAACACTAACTCCCCCTGCAGTGTTAGAATTCAGTGCTGTGACACCTACAGCTACGTTGTAACCACCAGTAATATTATTTTGTAAAGCACCTAAACCTAGTGCTGTATTACATGCACCGGTAGTATTAGCTCTTAACGCACAGGATCCAAC